GACTCACAGTGGCCGGAACGGGCTACATCCACTCCCATCACTTTCGGGAACGTCCCAATGCCTTGCGCCTCGTAGCGGTGACACGCAGCAATAATTTCGTGAGAAATAAACTGGTTAGAGCCCGAACGAGGCTTAACACCGCGGACACGAATTCGCACAAAGTCTGAATCTTCCCCATAGTCAGCTATCCATTCCGCAATTTGTTTTTGATTCGCCTTCTTCGCTGTCCGGGAATCTACATGAATTGGGTCCCAGCGATGGCGGAACCGCTCGAAGCACTCAACGAATTTTCCAACGGCGCGAGTCATGTTGCCGAAGACGAGCCACATGGCACCGGGAGTTGTCATGGCGCCTTCGGCGGTATCCCAGATGATATCGGGAATAGCCGAAGCCTCATCGAAGATCATGAGGACGTCGCGTTCGTGCGTCCCTGCGAAAGCCTCGCTGCGCTGCTCGCTCCATGTAATAGCCGAAGCAAACCATGTTTCGGGATGGTCGACACTCTTGAACTGCGTCGCGGTCCACTCGAACCAGGATTTGTTAATCAGGAGCTTGTGCCACTTCGCCATCTCCCGCCAGGTCTTTGTCTGGAGCTGCGTCTCGGTGTTCGCCGTCACGACCACCTGGCAGTGTGGGCGTGTAGACATGAACCACTGGATGATCCATGCGACGAGAGCTGATTTCCCAATACCATGCCCAGAAGCTACTGCTTCGCGGATTGCGTCCTGGACACCGGAGATTGTGTTCTCGCGTACTTTGTCTCCGATCTTGATGAGGAGGTCTTTCTGCCATGTGTCGGGTCCTTTCTCGCCCTTGAGAATCGTTCCTTCCTGATCCCAGGGGTAGGAGAAAATAACAAAGCCGTAGGGGTCGGCAAAGAATTCCGACATCTGTACGGCGAGATCAATCTGAACCTTGTGCGTGACTTGTTTCTTCGGGTACGCCATTAGACTATCCGAAAATCCCACCTGAAATGTCGGAACAGCATACCCCGGACGGGCAAGCCGTAGCGGAATCCAACCGCAAACATGCCGCTTCCAAGGTTGATCCACCACACCCCGGACCAGCAACGCTTAACATGGATGAAGTTCGCGTTCATGCGCCCTCCGCAACTGCATTGACGGGATGAAACTCCTCACACGAGCAGCCTTCTATGAGATGGACACAGCAGGGAAGGTGCTCACTGTAGGCGTGTCCGCAGGAGCAGCGGCCCGAAACATCGACGTGGGGCGTGTAGGGTTTCCACAACTGGCGCGCCTCTCGCTCGGTATAGAAGCGCATGGGCACTGACTCTTCAACAACGACAGGTTTGGGCAGGTAGAAAGAATCGGGAAACGCTTTCTCGGGTACGGGCGGTGAAGGAGAGAGAGATTCGACAGCGGCGGCAATCTCAGGGGCGGAAGACCCCAACTGAAACATCGTCTCCATGAGGCTGTCGAGCAGGCGGTTCACGTTCGCACCAAATTTAGACTCGTCAAAACTTTGCCGAAATCAGAATAACCGTATCACAACTATACAGAATGTTCTTGACAGAAACCCCCAAATGCAATTTATAACGCGCAGGGCCTTTCTGCCGAAGGCGTAAGGATATCTTGACTTACCCAGTAGAGGTGTCGCTGGTTCTTTCCCACTGAATTTCCGGTATGCCACGCTTTAAAGATCCCCCTCCACGCAATACCCGGCGTTGGTTCGTCAAAAGACGCGATACCAACACCCCTATCAAATTCCACCAAGATAACCTCAACTCCTTCCTCTACCAATACCAAGCCTACAAGTATGCAATCGAACAACTCTCCGAATCACGCCACGCCGTCTCCTACCTCTGCCCCGGCTCTCATTCCCAAATCAACTTCTGGCTCTAACCACACGCCTACTCCTGTAGTAGACTCAATCCCCTCTCACAATTTTTTCCTATTGGGTGATTCGAGATTCTGAATCTCATGCTTGTGTGTGAGGATAGGTATACGTTACTCGATACCCCGTCGATGGAACCATATGCTCTCCCCCACTCCCCGGGGGGCCGCATCCAGTCAAGGTCTCGAGCCAGTCGGCGAAGACGTGCAGCCAGTCAAGGTCTTGGCTGTCTGATAACAGGCAGTATGTAACCTGTCAATTACTTGGTTGTTGTTGAATCCGTGGAGGTTGGCTGCTGCTGCGGTTCTTCGGGGGATACTACTTCACCCTCGACCACTACATCTTGTGGTTGCTTGGCTTCGATGAGGCGCTGTCGACCGGCTTCGAGGGCCTGGACGAGTTCGCCGAGATTCCCGGTCAGTAGAATCTCAGCCACTTTACCTTCCGTACGATCGAGGAGCTCCCGGCAGAACGCAGGGTTCTCAGCAGCCCCTACAATCATACAAGCAGCGATGTAACGATTGGCTAAACGCTTGGGTCTAGCGCGACGATCTATCTCACGTTGAGTAGGTGCAAGCCATTGAACACAATCATAAGCGACCATGATATCGCGTTTACCGAGGTCAAGCAGGTGGCCGGAGATTGTTTTAGGTGCACTCATTAGATGTCGCTCCTAAAGAGAAGGAATACCGCGAAATCGGGTGAAAAGGAAGCGAAAAGGGATCAAAGCACTATGTATAAGTGGCTGATCTTGTTAACGTGTTCAGAAAGTGTTCAGCGGGATGGACGATTGATACTTTGCTATTGACAGTGAACGTGTTTAGAGTTATAACAGTCTCAACAATGAGTTAGGAGCTAGCATGAATATAATCCTAGGTTTGTGTGCTATTGCAGCTCTTATAGTAATTGCCTTAGCGTGTTGGGTTTCTACTTCTAGCCACTAGGAGGTGGCGCCCATGACAGTCTGTTACGAATGCGGAAAGCATATTAAAGGTCAAGCGCACTTTACCAACCCATCGAAGATGCACGTCCAACTAGGAATAGACTTCCCGAAAGCGTTCCATCCTAAATGCTATGTGAACGCAGAGAAGCGAGCAGCAAAAACTCTAAAGATCGACCGTGTTTTTCAAGACTACAGCAGCTAACCACTGACCCAGCGCATTCCCCGAGTGCGCTGAGATGAGGGATTAGCCCTCTCGGCGCTAGGAGGCGCCCAACTATGAGTGCATTCATCTGTGGAGAGAAAACACATAAAGCCCTTGCGAGCTTTGCTGCATCACGCGGCAATGGCGGAAGGCACAAAGTTGACCCGCAGTATCTCAGGAAGGTCAAAGAATACCCGACAGATTCAGTGATCGACATTGCTTCCTTTTTTGCCGATATCCTTTACCAGGAGAATATCCGCAGCGTTTCGGCCCGGTATCCTTCAGACACGTTCGAGACGCTTCCCGGCCCGGTTGAGAAGGAACCCGCCTTGACCGTGAATTACAATGAATTCGATTCCCTTGCACACACCGATCCAGTAACGATCCTCAAACTCGCTGATTGCCTCGAATATCAATCCTGCGAAACCGACGACTGGGAAAAGACCGCAGCCTATGAATTACTCGAACAGATCAGAAAAGCCGCTGTCAGAAGATTGCCTGGATACGAAGAGGCCCCCTGGGGATTCTGACACCCTGCTGGAGCACCTGCGCAAGATCGGCAAGAGCCGCAGCCCTCGAAAGCTCGCGGCCCTTGCAGAGGCGAGGAAGAAATCGATCGAGGTACGGAAGAAGAAGGCGGAAGAGAGAAAAGCGGCTAGGAAGTGGCAGGAGTTCTATGAGCCCTGAGCAGATCATCAGCCTCATTGTCCTTCTCATCCTTGCCCTGTTCACTGTGAGGGAGTTTACCAAATGACAGTCCGCTTTGTGATCCACGTTCTAGGCAACTGGAACTGCCAGTGCTATTCACTCAAGGACCTGGCAGTCAACCTCGACTACGCCCTGAGAGAGGGCAAGACGATCCTCCGCGTGGAGGCTCTATGATCTATAAGAGTTCAGTAAAGTTTGGAGAGTTTATGCCATTGACACCCTCAGAAGCGCAGGCACACATTGAGAAACATGGACATGCAGCCCTCTACTCGCGCCACACCTGCCGGGAATGCGGCCTCGACTGGACTTGCAGACTCCAGACTTGCAGACTCGAAC